TCCTCATCCTTGATCACAATTTTCGGATTTTCAAAATCCAGCTTATCCGTGATATTTACCACTTTTCCCATCTTCAATCTCCTCTCAAAAGAGGCAGGGCAAACGCCCCGCCATCAGTTTACGCCGCCGGTGTTACGGTGGGCTTGCCGTTGCTCATCACCTGGAACTCCAAAGGTGCAACGCCTGTGGAATCTCCGGACCCGACATTGGTCACATTGATGACCGCACTGCCAAACTTCACTACCGTTCCATCCGGGAAGGTCCACTGGAAGTCTCTCTCGACATCACGCCCATTCTTAAAAGTCAGTCCTGCCACTGCGTCATTGCCATCGTCTCCAACGCTGCGCTTGCCCGTCACTGTAATAGTAACGCCCTTGGCTGTCATAAGGCGGCTTACCCACCCTTCGTTCTCAAAGGGTGTCCACTCCTCCACGCCGTTGTCAAAACTCACGCTGAAGCTTTCGCACTGGGCAATATTCTTCATGGATGCCGTTCCTGTCCCTACTGTATCAATCTGGAACTGATTTTCATAGCAGGGATACACTCCTGTTTTTTTTGTTGCCATGTTTATTCACCTGTCCTTTCTTTGTCATAATAAACCGCCGCCTCGATCACCATCTCATAAACGCCTGCATCATCGGTGCCGACGTCCTGAAGGTCATACAGCGGCAGTATAAATTTGATTGTTGATTTGCCTGCGGCTGCCTGCCGCGCTTCGCATACTGTCTCAAACAGCCTTGTGGCAGCTTCCTCCGTCTCACTTGGGGACTTGTTCCAGTGCACCAGCAGGGTGACGTACTTCACACCGTAGGTCTCCATATCAGGGCCGCCTATGGCTGTCTTATACGCCTCTGCATGGCTGCTGTTATAGACGCCGATAGATTTCTCCTTCTTTGCGTCTAGCTTGCCCATGTAAACGTGTTCCGCCAGCCCAAGAGAAGCAATATACGCTCTTACATCTGTCAAAGTCATAATCCCGCCAGCCTCCTGTATAGTCTCTCAAAGGTCTTTTTTGCAAAGTCTGAGTTCTTCCCGCCGGGCAGCCAGTCCTCAAACCACTTGCCCTTTGCGTTGGGGTTTCCCTGATGCGTCAGATGATGCACCTTACCGTCCTTATCCTTCACATCCTCCTCCCATGCCTCGTGCCGGAAGTGGTATTCCGGATGGAAGTACAGTCTCCGGGCGTAGGGAGTGGAATGCACCAAGGACACGCTGCCACTCTGGGCATTTGACGTATCCACAAAAAAAGCCTCACCCTGCAGAGTTCCATCCTTACGGGGTATAACCTCCGCATGTTTAATCTCTTTGCGAAGATCATCTGCAGTTTGCACCAACGCGGTAACTCCAGCCTGATCAAGCTGCTTCATAAATGCAGAATTGATTTTGATCGTTGATGTAACATTGATCATATCAGCATCACCTCCGTATAGTTGACGGTTCCGTCCGGATTCCTCGCCTTACATCCCTGCACAATCCGGCGCTCCACGCCAAAGATCACAGCAGAGCCGCCGGAGATGACCGCCAGCTCCGGGCAGATATCACCAGGGAACAGCGCCGTGCCGGTGATCTCAATCACCTTCTTCTGATCCGTCAACACCCGCCTTGCGCTGTCCTGATAGTTACAGGTTCCGGCATATGTCACCGGCTCCAATGGTTCGCCCATCTCGCTGATGCCTTCCTGATCAAGCGTCAGGCTGATTTCCGTCTTGCAGAGCCGTTTTGGAACCAAGCACGGATATTTCATGCGCACTCACCTCCCCAAACGGCAGCACAGGCCAGTCTGCTGCAGCAAGGAGTACACATCCCGGCGCATGGCAACACCATTGCCCGTAAAGACGTTCCAGCTGCTCCCAAAGCTGGCAGATACGCCGTTGATACTGTACCCGGATAGCACGGAGCTTATCTCATCGGCGTTTTCATACTCAAATTCGGCCTGCATACAGACCACCTCTTTGATGATCTCCTGCTGGAAGTCTGTCAGATGAGCAAAGCCCCATTTACAGATCCGGTTAAAGGTCAGCGCATCGATGTGTCTTGAAGCCTGCAGCAGATATTTCGCAAGGTCCGTCTCCGGCAGGGTTGTCCCGCCGAAGACGTCATGGTAATAGTCTGCCGATGCATAGGGCTCATACTCCATGCACTACCTCCTTACGCCACAACGGTGCTGTCCACATCGACATAGACGCTGTCAACCTTGCCGTCCTTGCCATTAGGGAACACAAAGGTATCAGACAACTGACGGTTCTGGTACAGCCATCCATCACCCTTTGTATGGGAACCGGGGGCAAAGGAGTAAATGCTGGAGATCTTCGGCACAGTCCGGCAGGTCTGCAGGCATGCCACAAGGACGTTGATCTTGTGCGCACCTGTCTTTGCCACAAAGCCACCGCCTTCGGGATTCCAGTTAAAGTCATCGTAAAAGCGATCATCATCCACAACCTCCATGACGGGCACACCGTCAATGTCGGTCACTCTGGTTTCAATGCCAAGGCCGCCCTCTGCGATCTGTGTCATCTCGATCTTACGGGTAAACTCCTTGGACATTTCCAGATTATCCATGATATTGCTGGTCACATACATGATCAGAGCACCGGATGCTTTGTAACGTCTCAGCTTACCCTTGCCCAGGATGGCCTTCAGCTTGCTAAAGGTGTTATCGGCAGTGTATTCCTCTGCGGCTGTTGTAGAGGAATAGCCGTCTGCCTTCTGCGCAGCCTTTGCAACATTGGAGAAGAACAGCGCATCAGCCTCAGGAACAACCTGTGTCTGCTCAAAGATGCGGGAAATGTTCTGAATAGATGCAGTGGCGTTGGTCTCATCAACGTCCGCCTTGTCCACAAGGAACTCCACATCTCTGTCATGTGTCACGGTGTACGGCACATCCGTCTGATTGTATTCACCTGCATTCCACTCACCATTTCTCTTGTGGTCCTTGTATCCGCTTACGCTCATCTGTGTAAAGTGGAAGGTCTTGGCGTCAAGCCATCTAACATTGGTAGTCACGAAGGGGGAAGTCAGCGCACCCTGAATCAGAATGTCCAACAGCTCCGGGCTCCAAACCTCTGCGTAATTTAAATTTGCCATTTTCTTACCTTATCCTTTCTAGGTTCAATCAATAGTTGAACCGATTCCAGCTCTTTTTTGCCACCGCGGGCTGAGCTGCGGTTGTATGCTGTGTCTGCGATGCAGAACTTCCAGATGCTCCAACCTGTACCTGTGGTGTAAACCCGTTACTGTTTGCTCCCTGCGTGGGTTTAATCGCCGGGAACGCCTCCAGAACCTTGTTCAGCGCCTCTTTTACCGCATCAGCGTTGATATTCCCATCCTGTCCTACGGCGCCGCTTAAATCGGCTGCTTTCAGCAAAAACGGGATGCCCTTTACATCAATGCCAAGCTCCAATGCCGCCAGCTGTGCAGCATTCTCAATCTGATACTGACGTGCCTGCGCCTGTGCCTGTGCGACCTGCGTCTGCAGGGCTGTCACATCAGGAGTGTTCTGCGCCTTCTGTGCCTTAAACTGGTTGATTGCCTGCGTTGCCTCCTCCTGGGAAAGCCCCTGCTGCTTAAAGTAGCTCTTTAAAACGGTGTCCTCTGTCACCGTCTGCTTTCCCTGAATGATGCTTGCCAGCTTCTCATAGTCAAAGGCCGGTGCTGTCTGTTGTGTTGCTGCAGGTGCCGCCTGTGTGCCCGATGCTGTCTGCTGTGCCTGTGGTTCTGTATTTGTTGCCTGTGGATCTGCCATGTTGCTCCTTTCAGTTTGTAGGGGTGTCTCCCCGTAAAATCAGTTTTAAGAGTGTCTCTCTATGCTTACAGTTGTAGGGTGTCTCCCATCATGCAGCTTTTAGCGCCGTCCGCATTTCTGGGCAAAAGAAAAGACGCTTACTGCGTCTCTGTCTTCGTGGTTCTTTTTCTTGCTGTCTTTTTCACTGGTGCTTCCTGCGGCTCCTCTGCGGGTTCTTCCGTTGGCTCCTCCGTGGTATCCTCAACGATCTTCGCCAGCCCCATTCCAAGTAGCTTGTCCGCACGCTCTTCGGATACGTCCAATATAGTGCCTGGCTCGCGGATCACTCCGTCTGCCGTCAGGTCCTTAAATTTTACGATAACCTCTACCTTCATGCTTACCTCCTTAATCTACTACTTCCCAATTTTCGGCAAAAAGCTCGATCATTGTTTCCTTCCAAGGTACGCGCCCAAATCTGCTCTCAACATACAGATATGGTGCTGTCATTTTACTGTGTTCATCGGGATACTGGGCGCGAATAACCACATCCGGTTTCCACTGGGGCAGTCTCATTCCTTTTCCCTGCTTTACCTGTTCAAATGCTTTTCCAAAATCCATAAATCTCTCCTTCCTGTGCGACATCGCACAATTTGCAATAAAAAAGGACCCTTTTCGGATCCTGTTTGCACGTATGATATTTTGCTTAAAGCCCCGGTATTGTTTCCTTGATACCCTTGGCCAGATTGGCGGCCTTCTTCATCAGCGTATTTTCTTCCAGATACTCTAAACCCTTGAGCGTAATTTCAGGGCGAATGACGGCCACTCTTGGATATGCGCAATCCATAGTGTTCCAAACCTCAATGCCCGTTACATACCCCTCTCTGACAAGTATCGCCATGATCCTACACCACAAGGGTTCCGGAAGTTCCAGCGTTTCCTTGGAAATAGATGCCTTGTCGAATTCTTCAAGCTCCATGGAACGCTCCAATATTCGCAAAATTTTGTAGATGATCTTGAAATTATCCATGAGGTATGCTCCTTTTAACAATACCACCGGTCACTGCTGACCGGTGGTATTTATTGAACTATAAAATGCCGTTTTCCAAATCGATATCAAGTCCAAACTCTTTCAAATCAACATCATTTGCAATAAGTTCATTCTTGATTGTATCAAGTACTTCATAATACGCAAGGTGCTTTCCATTGTAAAAATCATCCCCGTCATTTTCTCTTTTCTCAATCTGTGCATCTTTTGCATTATCCAAAACAAGAGCAATTATATGTTTAATTGTTGATTCGCTCAGCTTATTCTCCATCATAATCACCTCGCTCCTTTAACTCGTTAATTCTTTCCTCTATTGACTGATTAAAATTTCTATTTTCTTTACTCCAATGCTTCTTTAATCCTTCCTGAGCTCTTGCATCTAATTTATCCCAGTTATCAACATACTTCTCGGGATGCAAGATTTTATCCTCATGTTCTTTGATCCTATTTTTGTATTTTCGTATAGCTCTTTTCAACGAACCAGATTCTTGACGTTTTATATCCTTCTCTGCAAAAGACTGAAGGTCCATAACAAGGCCGCCTTTGTTACTGACTATTATATCAGAGCCGGAAATTTTTGCAACAGGTTTTCCAAAATACTTATCCAGCACTTCCATCACTCG